ATGAGTGCCTATCTCGGCGTCGAGACCTCGCTGACCGGGCGGCGCTGGGTCGGACCCGGCGCCCTGCGCGAGCGGCAGGCCGAGGCGCTGGCCCAGGCCACCCGCCTGCCCGCCGCGCTCTGCGCCGTGCTGGCCGCGCGCGAGGTCGAACCCGAGGGGGTCGAGGCCTATCTCGCCCCCTCGCTGCGCGCCCTGCTGCCCGATCCCCGCCGCCTGCGCGACATGGAGCGCGCGGCCGAACGGCTGCTGGCGGCGCTGAACGCGCGCGAGAAGATCGCCGTCTTTGCCGATTACGACGTGGACGGCGGCTCGTCGGCGGCGCTGCTGCTGGTCTGGCTGCGGGCGCTGGGCCATGACGCCACGCTTTATATCCCCGACCGCATCGACGAGGGCTATGGCCCGAACGAACCGGCGATGGAGGCCCTTGCGCAGGACCATCGCCTGATCCTCTGCGTGGATTGCGGCACGCTCTCGCACGGGCCGATCGCCGCGGCGAAGGGCGCCGATGTGCTGGTCATCGACCACCACCTGGGGTCCGAGACGCTGCCCCCCGCCTATGCCGTGGTGAACCCCAACCGGCAGGACGAACCGGGCGATCTGGGCCATCTCTGCGCCGCGGGGGTGGTGTTCCTGCTCTTGGTCGAGGCCAACCGCCAGCTGCGGCAGAACGGCGTGCAAGGACCTGACCTGATGGGCTTTCTTGACCTCGTGGCGCTGGCCACCGTGGCCGATGTGGCGCCGCTGATCGGCGTCAACCGCGCCTTCGTGCGGCAGGGGCTGAAGGTCATGGGCCAACGCGGGCGCCCCGGTCTGGTGGCGCTGTCGGACGTGGGCCGCATCGATTCGGCGCCGACGCCCTATCACCTGGGCTTCGTGCTGGGCCCCCGCGTCAACGCCGGTGGGCGCATCGGTGCCGCCGATCTGGGGGCGCGGCTTCTCTCCACCTCCAACCCGCATGAGGCGCAGCAACTGGCGCAGAGGCTCGATCAGCTCAACGACGACCGCCGCGCCATCGAGGCCGCCGTGCGGGAAGAGGCACTCGCCCAGGCCGAACGCCGGGGCCTCGACGGGCCGCTGGTCTGGGCCGCGGCCGAGGGCTGGCACCCGGGCGTCATCGGCATCGTCGCCGCCCGCCTGAAGGAGGCCACCAACCGCCCCGCCGTGGTCATCGCGCTGGACGGGGCCGAGGGCAAGGGCTCGGCCCGCTCGGTCGCGGGTGTGGACCTCGGCGCCTCGGTGCAGCGGCTCGCGGCCGAGGGGCTCTTGGTCAAGGGCGGCGGGCACCGGATGGCCGCCGGGCTGACCGTCGCCCGCGACAAGCTGGAGGCGGCGATGGAGCGGCTGGGCGAATTGCTGGCCCGGCAGGGCGCGGGCACCGGCGGCGCGGGGGATCTCAGGCTCGACGGGCTGCTGATGCCCGGGGCCGCGACGGTCGAGCTGGTCGAATCGCTGGAACAGGCCGGGCCCTTCGGCCAGGCCGCCCCTGCCCCGCGATTCGCCTTCCCCTCGCAGGCCGTGCTCGATGCCCGGCGGATCGGCACCAACCACCTGCGGCTGCGCTTCGGCGACCGCGGCGGCGCGGCGCTGGAAGCGGTGGCCTTCGGCGCCTTCGACGGCCCGCTGGGGCCTGCGCTGGAGCGGCGGGGCCCCGGGCTTTGGCATTTCGCCGGCAAGATCGAGGTCAATTCCTGGGGCGGCCGCAACCGGGTGCAGCTGCGTCTGGACGATGCGGCACCGGCCTGAAACCCCGGCAAAAAAAGTTGTCACGAAGCCGAAAAATCCCCCTTGCACCCGCCGCGACGCTAGCCTAAACACCGCCTCACGCCGACGGGGAAACGCCCCGGACGCTGAAAGTGGCCCGTTCGTCTATCGGTTAGGACGTCAGGTTTTCAACCTGAAAAGAGGGGTTCGACTCCCCTACGGGCTGCCACTTCTCCCCGCAAATCGTTGTTTCTAGGCACCTTTTCCACCCTCTTTGTCCAACGCGGCAGACGGGTTGGACATACTCGACAGCTTCGCGAAGCCGCTGTCTGCCAGTTTCGGCCGATTTGCCTTCTTCGTGTAAGTGTCGGCCTGCTTCGTGTCCTTGTGCGCCAGATAGGACGCGATCTCCCAGTTCGACGCCCCGGCATCTGCCAGCCTTGTTGCCCCTGCCTTACGCAACCCGTGCAGCGAGCCGGGAACCCCTGCCTCGCGGCACCGATCACGGAACCAGTTGCCCAGGGTCTCGGGCTTATAGCCGACCGGCCGAGCGTCCTGCGTGATGAATAGCAGCCTGTCCTTGGGCAGAGCGGCCAGCTCCTCGGCCAACTCGGGCACGATCGGCAAATCGGCAGCGACGGAGGTCTTTGCCCGCTTGTAGGCGATCCGCGCCTTGCCGCTCTTCACAGCGACATGCGGCCAGCCGACGCGGCAGAGATCTTGCCGCGACATGCCGGTGTTGAGGGCCAGGAGAAGCACGAGACGGGCCTTCGATCCTGCCGGGTGCCGTGCCAGGAAGCGGTCAACCTCTTCATCCGTCCAGGTGTGATAGCCATCAGGATTGGTCTTCATCCGCTCAGCGAACTTCGCCGGATTCGGGCCGATGTAGCCGAGTTTCTTCGCGGCGAAATTGAACAGCATCGAGAGGTTCTTCTTCACCGTGTTCTGCGCCACAGGTCCGGTCTTTTTCGCCATCAGCGCCTCAACGTGGCGAACCTCCAATCGCTTGAAGGGCAAGTCACCGGCCTGGTCGCGCAGCCAGTCAAGCTCGCCGCGAATGCTGCGCTTTCTGCTGTCCGACAGGTTCTTGTAGCGAAGGCTCCCGAGGTACTGCTCGATGAGCCACCCTACCGTGTCGACCGCTGCCGTGGAGCGAGGTAGCTTCAGGCCCGCCAGGGCGGCCTCATAGGCAGTGAGAAAGGCAGGCGACCCATATGGGCCGGGAATGTTGCAGCGAGTGCCGCCCGCTTCGAATCTCCAGTAAATGCGCCCCTTGACCACGTTCTTGCGAACGCCCGGGAAAGGGTTCTTCCGTCTGGTCATTTGAGCAACCTGTCACATGGGTTGCCATCGGTGGTGTCTTCGACGCCTGCGGAGTAGATGACGACCTTGCCTGCCCGATGATCAACCTCGACCCGCCCAACCTTAACACCCGCCTCCAACGCCCCGGCGATGGTGCGCTTTAGTTCAGCTTGGGTGATGAGAGCAGGACGGTTTGCCATCGTCAGCCGCGATCGAAATTCATGGCTGCAACCATGCTGATGAGCTCGGGCGGCGCAAAGCTGGCAAGCGCCTTCGTGTTCACCAGGTCCAGCGCGTACAGATTGAGCTTCTCGATCTGGGTGAGGTTGTCCGCCCTGAAGCGGACGGGTTCGTGTAACGAGAGGCCTTTGCCCCACGGGGTCATGACCTTCTCACGCGTCACGTCGCCGAAACCCCAGTAAACCGGCGCCTCACGCCCGGCGATATGTTTCGCGACGAACTCGGCGATGATCCAGGAATGATCGAAGAGCGCATACAAGTCGATTGGGCGCTCACGCTGCCCCGGGAGACGCTCGCCGGGAATATCCAGGGCTTTGCCCCTGCCATGCAAAATTGCGGCGGCCCAGAACGCCACCATGTCGCGGCCCGAGTAGAGCCAGCGGCCGTTCTCGCCCTTCTTCCCGTAGCTTTCGAGGTAGCGCTTGAGGCGGTAATCCCGGATCAGTTCGGCCGACCAGCCGCTCAGCTCTTGAACCGCCGCCGGGGTGTGGATGTAGGTTTCCATGGTCACTCCGTTGTTTGTCGCTACGGTTATTCCATAGCTTGTTGCTACGGTCAATTGCATTCAGTCAGGGCGCCGCATCACCGGCCGGGTGCAGGCTCATCAGATCCCCGAACGTCTCGGCAACGCCACGCCCCAGGGTGCGAAGATCCAGCAGCGACACGGGGCCGCGATACGCGTTGTCTTCCAGCTCTGCGGCGCTCATCGCCACTTCGGCCCCTTGGTCTGCCAGAACCAGCCAGCGCGCGGGGCTAGGCGTCTCCGCCCCTTCCCATGAAACCTCGATCCCGAGACGCGGGTCTTCGGGAAACCGCTCCTCCAGCACGGACGCCCACCACCCCGGCGCGAGCTTCCAATCGGCCAGCGCCTGCCCCTGATCCATCAAGGCGAACACCCCGATACCGCGCGCCGCGTATTTTGCCAGCGGCAGAACCTCGTCGCCGCGCCCGACCATCAGCGGGAAGATCCTGGAGAAGGCGAGCATTTCGGCAATGTCGAACACATCCGCCCGAAAATGCTTGCCGTCCTTGAGCGGCCACAACCCGTGGCGCTCGCCCCAGTTGTGACGACGCTTCTTCGGGACGCCCAAACCTTCGATGACCTCGCCGGGCATGAACTTCCGAAGCTCGATCTCAACCGCGTTCTGCATAAATTTGTCCTCGCATGGGGATTTATCGGTTGGTAACACCCCTTGTACCACTCGTCAACAAGTACCCGCGCGAGAACTTTTATATCAGAGCAGACGATCGGGGCACCGCAGATCCCAATAGCCAACCTCCCGGGTCACGTTGAGGCCGCCTCCCCGAAGCCGGGCATCGGCCGACCATTCATCGCGCGCGAAGCTGGCCTGCACGCTCCACTCGCTAGGGGCCCCGATCAGGGCCGACCTGACATGCACGGCGATTCTGTTCGCCTCCTCGGGTCCATGCCGCCGCACCAGGTCATGCAGCGCGCGGGCGTGGTACTCGATCAGCTCGGCCGCGCTTGCTTGGCCAAGGGCAGCAACCGGAGGCATCGTCAGTGACAGGGCAGCTGCGCCCCTCAGAAGATCGCGCCGATTCATGCGCCACCGCCTTCCGGCAGGTTCACCGAATCGAGCCCGAGGTAGATCTTGTTGGCCAGAGAGGCCGAGATCTGAAGCAAGGTCGTAATCGCGTTATGCGGTGCGTCCTCACATTGGTGAAGGAACTCTAGCGCCTCGATCACTCCGAAAAGCATGCAGGCGCTGTCCTGCTGGCCCTGAAGGTGGTGAAGAAGAGCCGTCATACCGCCCCCATCAGCTTGACCGTGTGCCGCAGGGCGCTTCGCATATAGCTGCGCGCCTCGCGGATCGGCTGGGGGTAGCCCTTGGGGTTTTCCGTGGCGTCCAGCGCCAGAGCGAGCATGTCGTGGATTTCGTGCAGGCGGGCGAGAGGCAAGCCGGGGACGGCTGCCGGAACAGGGTTCGGCATTCTGAGCTCCGTTGAGTGATTTGCTTGTGCGTGATATAAACCGCTCATGTCGAGCGAAAGTCAATAGGTTTCATTCACAGTGAGCGAAAACACTCAAGTTACTGGCCGACAGATAGCGGCAGCACGAGCGCTGATCGGTATGGCGCAAGCTGACCTTGCCGCCGCGGCGAAGATCTCGGTCCCGACTCTGCGCCGAATGGAAGCGAGCGAAGGCCCCGCTGCGGGCATGGTGAACAACGTCGAAGCCGTGCGACGCGCCCTCGAAGTGGCGGGAATCGTGTTTATTCCTAGCGGCGGCGGCGGTGCTGGAGTGCGCCTCAAGATGAGCGAGGCTGGCGATGATTGAGAACAAGGACAACGGACTGAGGTTGACCGAATACCCCGAAGGATATTCGGTCAAACGCTTAAATACCGCTGACGCTGACAGGCTAAACCGTCTTCGTACTGGTTTGTCTAGGCTGGAACTTGCAAGAGCAACGATGGAACTCTTAAAGAACGGAGACGAAAGCCGTGCTATGCTTGAGGCAGTGGCATGCGCCGCTTCCATCTACTACTTTTCTTGCTTTGGTGGTGGCTCGTATGGCCCAAGGCTGCGCGCAGAAAAAGTTTTTAAGAACAACAAAGAAGCCAAACAAAACCATGACCACTGGAAAACAATTCGCGACCAGAGATTCGGCCATCTGGTAGGTGTCGGACAATCAATCGTAACGCTCCTAATTGCTGATGATTCTGATCGCCCCATAGACACAAAAACCATTTCTATGGATATTGACCCTAGCGCCGTACTCCCGTGGATGAAAAGTCTCTATCAACTCATTGGAGTTGCTTTAATCCATATACAGCAAGAAGTAGTTGAGGTTGAAAGCCGCATTAGGGAGGCATTTGAAAAGTTGTCGCCAGAAGAATTCCTCGCGCTTCCCGATGCGACAATACCAATTCCCCATCACGAACGGCGCTAGCGACTCCACGATTGCGCCGATCGCGCGCCACGCCCTCAGGAGACCAGGGCCGCGCGCTCTCGGGGTTTACCCACTCACCGAGTTACGGGGATGCATCCGGCGGACGTCACCGGGGGCGCATCCTGCCCTGTCTCAGTCAACCGCCAGGTCAAAGAGCGCGGCGGTGATCCCGTGTCTGGAGATCTGCGGCGCCAGCTTCACCCCCTTGGGCGGTGCGGCAGCGTGGGCGTGATCCAGGAAGGCCTCATCGAGGGCGAGGATCACCCTGACATGCCGGTGCTGGAGCGGCAGGCGGGCCAGTTCGGCCCAGGCCTGTATCTCGACCATGGCAATGGGCAACGGCCCGAGCTGTTGCCAGCTCCGCCCCCGGCTCAGCTCGTGGAAGGCGGTCCAGAGTAGGCGCCCTGCCTCTGGCACCGGCGCCGCCCTCTGACACTTGAGGCGGCTCTCCAGTGCGGCGACCAGCTGGCGGGTGAGGCGGTCATAGGCGCGGGTCATGCGTCAGCCCAACGTCTGCACGAACTCGACCTCAAAGCCGTCGACGACGCGGGCGATCGCCCGCGCGCCTTGGCCAGGGACCAGCACCGCCTTGATCGAGGGCTTGACCAGCGAGACGGCCGCGCCGGTGGTCACGCCGGGGCGCACGGGCGGCACGACCTCGAAGAGCGGCGTGATCCCCGCCGCGCTCGCCGTGGCATCGCTGACCAGGCGATGAAGCGCGTAGCGCGTCGGGTTGCTGCCATAGGTCCAGCCGATCATATCGCCCTCGGTCAGCTCGAAGCCCGGGGGCAACCCGGCCAGGCGTATTTCGCGGCCACCAGGTTGCAGGGCGTAGAGGGTCGGATCGTAGCCCGCCAGGGTGGCGCCGGTCGGGTCAGAGATCGGGCCGGACAGGGGCAGCGGATAGGCCAGGAAGCTGCCCCCGGGCTCGGACAGCCGCTCCAGCCGCGCCTCGATCCGCGCCGCCTGTGCATGGGTTTCCGGGGCCAGCACCAGCCGCCCGGACCAGAGGCGCTGGCCGAGCTGCGCCGTGCGGATGGCCCCGCCCCGGGTCCGGCTTACCTTCAGGTTCGCCGGAAGGTGGAAGGTGCATTCGGTCACGGTGATCCCGTCGAAGAATTGCGCGTGCGAAAGCGGAAACGTCAGGGCCATCAGCGGCTCCTCGGGTTGCGTTGAATTTGAGCCAGGCGATCGGGAAGCGTGCGGTCGGCTTGCTCCAGTCCCTTCCTGGTGATGGTCACGGCGTTCTTGGCGGCCTCATCGAGGAGGCGGGCCTCCAGGTCGCGCGAGAGGGCCAGCTCGATCTTGCCGCTGACCTGAGGCGCAGCCGCAGCGGCCGGGGCGGTGCCGACATAGCCGCCGCTGGCGTAGCCCTTCGCCGCCTGGTGCATGCGCTCCAGCCGCGCCACGCCGAGGGCCTGGACGGCGCGCTTGCTGAACACATACTCGCCGCCATGGACCACGCCCTTGGGCTCATGCGTGCCGCCGTCGCCGGTGTATCCGCCCTCTGCGAAGCCGAGGAAGCGCACGATGCTGCCCAGGAAGCCGCCGCCGCCCGACTTGGCGAGGCCCGTGAGCCCCTCGATCGCGCTCATCCGCAGCAGCTCGGCAATGAGGTCGAGGACCGCCCGCTTGGCCACGTCGCCGCCCTGCGCCATCTGCCCGAAGAGATCGACCATGCGCTCGGCCCCCCGGCCCGCCTGCGCCTCCACCTCGCGCAGCTGCTCGGCTGAGCGTTCGGCGGCATTGCCCGCCTGGACATAGGCGCGGGCCAGCTGGTCGATCTCCGCCTGCAAGGCCGGGGTGAGCTCTCGCCCCTCCTGCTGCGCCGCCAGCATCAGCTCGGCCCGCTGGCGAGCGTATTCGATGGCATCGCCGTAGTCTTCGCCAGCGACGGCCGCAGCGACCAGGGCGGCGGCCTCGATCGTCAGCGCTTCGGTGCGGGCGCGGATCTCGGCCGCCGCCGCCGCGTAGCCCTCGCGCGTGCCGCTGCCGCTCGATCCGCCCGAGCGGTCGCCGCTCAGCTCGCCCTCGTTGGGCGCGCGCCGGGGAGCCCGACTGCGGCGGCCGCCGAGCATGTCTTGCGGCAGGACAACATTCTCCAGGGGCGTGCCGGTCGTCATCCCCAGGGCCTCGCCGACCGATTCCGCCGTGGTATCAGCCTGCCTCTGAAGCTCGGCCAGCAGATCCCGCAGCCCAGCGACGACGATGCGCGCATTGTCGAGCGATACCTCGTCGATGCCGTTCGATGCCGCCAGCGCCTCCTCGGCCTGCGTCACGATGGCATCGAGGATATCGCCGTAGCCCTCGGCCTGGATCGCCCCATCGTTGAAGGCGTCCGAGGACATGCGCACGGAATAGGCAATGCCATCGAAGGTGGCGAGGAGGCCCTCGTCGCCGATCCCGCGCGCCGCCTCCCGAAGGATCTCCATGACCGCTTGCAGGGATCGAGCCTCGCCCACCAGCGCCGTGAGCCCGCGCTCCGCGTCATCCGTGGTGAGAAGGTCGCCCACGTCCTGAAGGATGCGGCTCCAGCCGATCACCGCCCGCTTGATGCGGGTTTCGATCGTCGCCGCGATCGCGTTGAACTGGCGGTCGATCTCGGCCGCTCGCTGGATCACGCCCTCATCCATCACGGCGCCGACCTCTTGCGCCGTGGCCATGGTGCGCCGCAACCCCGCCTCGCCCTGCGCCAGGAGCTCCACGAAGCGCTCGCCGCCGGTGCCGCCGAGGATCTCGTCGAAGACCCGGATCTGCGCCGCGCGGTCAAGGGTCTCCATTCGCCGGAAGATCTCCAGCATCAGCTCGGAGGGGTCTTCCAGTCGGCGGCGCAGATCTTGGGCCGAGAAGCCCAGCCGTGTGAAGGCCTCGGCCGCAGCGCCGCCACCCGTGGCGATCCACTCATCCGCGCGCAGGTTCAGTTCCTTGAAGCCGTCCACCAGCGCATCCACGGCGATCCGGTTCTGATTGGCCACATAGGCCCATTGCTGGAACTCTTCGACGCCCAGGCCTGCGCGCCGCGCCTCGTCGCCCACGGCTGCGATGTCGCGCACCGTCTGGCGAAGGTTGCGCGTCACCATGGCCGTTCCCGTGGCGACAGCACCCGCGATCAGGGAGCGGCCGAAGGTGCCGATCCGCGCCGAGGTCGAGGCCAGCGCCTGGTTGATCCGCCCGGTGGAGCGAACCATGTCCTGTTCCATGGCCCGGGTCGCCCTGGTCGAGTTGCGCTGGAGGCCCTGATAGGTCCGGGTGCCGCGCCGTTCCGCCTGCCCCATGCGCTTCTCGAACTCCGAGATCCGCGCCTCCAGCATCACAATCAGCCGCTCGTCGGCGGTTGCGTTCATCGTCCCCTCCTATGCCAGGAACATGTCGTCTTCGAACCAGGGCGCCGAGGTGGTGAAGTGCTCGCCCCCCTGCACCGCGCGGCCCACGGCCATGGCGCTCGCAACCGCGCCGTCGATCTTGTTGCCGGACTTGCCCTTGTGGAACATGCGGTTCCCGGCCTTGTCGGTTTCCACCTGGATGTTGCCGAAGTTCCAGCGCAGCACCGGGTGGCCGCCGTGGTGCAGCGCCCGCGCCAGGATCACCCGCTCCAGCTCCTTCACGGCCGGCGCCATGCTGACCCAGCCCTGCCGGAACTCGACGGCCGGCAGACCGTCCTCGTTCAGCGCCGCCATCATGCTGCGGCCGAACGTCGGATCGAAGGCGATCTCCTGGACGTTGAACCGCGCGCAGAGCTCGCGCACCTGGTCCTCAACCGCCCGCAGATCGACCGTGTTGCCCGGTGTGGGGATGATGTAGCCATCCTGCGCCCAGCTGATGTAATCGACCCCGTGCAGCTCACCCCGCGCCCGAAGGTTATCCTCGGGGCAGAAGAACCAGGCCCAGACCTTGTAGCCGTCGCCGTCGCGCCAGGCGGCAACGATGACGGTCAGGTCCTCGTTCTTGGACAGATCCACACCCAGCCAGCACGGCGCCTGCTCGCTCTCCAGCGCCTCAAGATCGACCTCATGCGCCCCCTGGTCGAAGACGTGCATATCGACGAAGGGCGAGGTCGATTGATCGAGCCAGCGGTTCAGGTTGAACTGGAGGAAGCTATCCCGGTCGAAGGGCGAGTGTTCGGCCTTGCGGGCCTTGTCGCGGTAGGCGTCGAGATCCGGGTAGCCGTATTGCAGGCCCGGGTTGACGGCGTGCCAGAGGGCCTCGTCGCGCCAGTCATCCTCGGGTTCGGCCATGAAGATCACCGGCAGCGTGGCCGGGTCGTCGATCTCGCCCTTCTGCACACGGATGGCGTATTCCACGGTCTTCCAGGCCAGGTTCTCCTGACCCCGACCCGAGGTGCTGGCGACGATCATCAGCGTCCCCGGCACCTTGACCAGCGCCGAATCGAGGGCTTCCCATTGCTTGAGGCCGGGCCGCCCCTCCCAGGCGTGCAGCTCGTCTGCGATCACCACGTTGGGGGTCTTGCCGTGCTGGACCTTGCCGTCCGAGGCGATCGCGATGTAGCGCGTCTGGGCCTTCGCGCAGGCGATGCGCGAGACGTACTCGCGGATCTCCAGGTACTTCTCCAGCCGCCGGTCGTTCCGCACGATCAACGCCGCCTCATTGAAGAGCTCCATGGCCTGTTCATGCGCCGAGGCGGCCGAGATCGTCAGGCCGCCCACTTCCTTCTCCGGGCCGAGAAGGTGCAAGAGGGTGAGCGCCGCGCAGAGCGAGGTCTTGCGGTTGCCACGGGGCAACAGCAACGTCACGCGGCGAACCACCCGCGAGCCGTCCTCGTGGCGCGGGCCATAGATGCGCCGCACAATCCGCTCCTGCCAGGGATCGAGCTGGAAGGCCCGGCCGGGCACACGGCTCTTCGGGTGCTTCAGCATCCTGAGCCAGTTCACCGCAGCCTCGCCCCTGCCGAGCGGGTCGGGGATCTCGCTTCCGTCATTGATCCAGGCCGGTACCAGCATCAGGTCCAGTCCTTCGAGAAGAGATCGTCGTCGCCGTCATTGTCCTCGATCGTCGGCCGCGACCGCGAAACAGGCGTGCAGCCCAGCTCGGCCGCGAGAAGCCGCGCCCGGGTCATCGCATCAGACTGGATCGAGACGGCCGGGTTCTTGCGCATGCCGGTCACATGCGCCGTCCCTTCCTTGTCGAGCGAGTAGACCCGCGCCACGGCTCCGTATTTGGCGATATCGCGCTGCATTTCCCGGACCTGCCCCATGGCGATGCAGTAATTCTCGAAGGTGCCGAGATCCGCCTCGGTCAGGATGCGCCGCTGCGCCAGGATCGGCAGGATGCGGCGCCATTCCCCCTGCGCATCCTCGGTCATCCAGGCGGGCGGCGGCATGTCCTCCAGTGCATCGCGCTCGATCTTGATATGAGGCTTGGCTCCACGCATCAGCTGCCCTCCTCGATCCTGGTGCAGCGCAGCTCCAGGCCGGTCTGGCGATCGAGCCCGCCGATCTCCCGGATGTTGTAGATCTCGCCCCGGAACTTGACGCGCCAGGCCAGCTCCACCGTGACCAGGCCCCGAATGCGGAACACGGCCGCAACCTCGCCCACCGCCCCCTGCGCCTTCAGGAACTCCCGCGCGTCCTGCTGGACCACCTCCGCCCGGAAGGTGCCGACCGCCGACCAGGTTTCCACCGGCGTTCCGGCTGGGTTGATCACGGTGGCCACGCTCTGAAGCTCGATCACATGCCGCATCTTGCCCGCCCTCATGCGCCCGTCTCCACCACCAGGGCCTCGATCGTCAGCACGCCATGGGTGGTTTCGCCGTCAGGGTCCCGCAGGTAGCGAGCGCTCGACAGGCGCTGATCCGCGCAGTGGAGCCCCGCGCCCAGGTCGAGCCGCCCGGCGCGCAGTGCCGCCCTGATCGCCGCGCCGATGGCCTTGCCGCCCTCGGTCGAGGGCTCGCGCACCCAGACATGGACCGTGTGATAGATCCGCGTATGCCGCCGCTGGAGGCTGGTCCCCGTATCGACCTCCTGCGTCTCGCCCAGAACGATGCAGGGCGACGGTGCCGGGCGATGATGCCGGTCGAGGATCGCGTCGGCGGGCACCAGGGCGGTGACGGCGGGCGTTGCAACCAGGCGCGCGCGCAGGGCTTGCTGGAGGGCGAGATCGGCGCTCATCGGGCATCCTTCATCGCTTTGCCGATTCCGCGTTTGATCGCGGTCATGGTCCTCTTGCGATGCAGTCGGACGGCGGGCCAGAAGAACGGGTGCGCCGCGTGCCTGGTCGTGCCGTATTCCTGGAGGTGCGGATAGCGCACGTCCGCATTCCCGGCGGTGATCGCGACGGCGTTCTCGGGCACCACCATGGAGCCGCCCGGCTGCGAATAGGGCGGGGTCGCCTCGCCCGGCCCGGTGATCGCGATGCTGGATTTCAGATCCGGGGCATCGGTCGCGGGGTCGTCGGGCGCGAGCGTGCGCATCGTGTCCGCGATCTTGTCCGCCTCGCGCACCAGCACGGGCTGCACCGCTCGCCGGGCGGCCTTGGGGATCGCCCGCATGCGCTTCTGGAAGCTGGAGAGGCCGCCATCGCTCGCCATCAGAAGGTAAACTCCCGGTATTCGGTGATGATCTCGGACACGCCGAAGGGCATTTCGCGCGCGCCCTCGCCCGCCGCCTCGCGGTTCTCGTACCACCAGGCCGCAAGCTGGCTCACCGCCTCGACCAGCGCCGGGGGGATCGGGTCCTGCCCCGCCCCGCCGAAGGTCGCCTCGATCTTGAAGCCGAGGAGCCGCTCGACATGGTTCTGCGCGGCGGCCAGCTTGCGATCGAGGAGCGTGTCGTCGATCGTGCCCAGGTCGCTGGTGAAGGCGAGTTGCTCCTTCAGCTGGTCGCGGGTGACAATCGCCATGATCAGCTGCCGCCACCGGCCGCGGCGTTGACGCGCACGATGTTGGAATTGACCCAGAGCGAGGCGTTCAGCTTCATGACGCTGTTCGCGGCGTCGAAGGCTTCGCCCGCGCTGCCGACCAGGGCGACGAAGTAGCGCTCGGACGGCGTGCCGCCGCTGGGCGCGTCGTTCAGGACCAGCTTGAAGGCGTGCTCGGCATCGGTCTTTTCGGCGGCGAGCAACGCCAGCTGGCCCTCGTCGGCGTAGTCGATCCCGCAGACGACTTCCATCGTGCCCGCGCTGCGGTTGCCTTTCAGACGCTTGGTGCGGCGCCGGTTGACGGGATCGAAGCTGATCTCGGCCGAGGTGTCCCCCAGCGAGCCCAGGCCTTCGACCTCCCCGATCTCCTTCCAGTTGGCGGTTTGCCCGGAGAAGTCGCCTTGCACGAGATCGACCGAGGTCGCGGCCATGGCGCCGCCGATATAGAGCTTCGCGCCGTTGGTGGCGAAGATGGTCATGGGGTGGTTCCTTTCATATGCCGCTCTTCGCGTTGCTTCGCCCCCGAATGGCAGGCCTTGCAGAGCGACTGGAGATTGCTCGGATCGAGGCGCCGCTCGGGTGCGATCCGGCGCGGCACGATGTGGTCAACGTCGCTGGCCTTGGCACCGCAGCGGCGGCACCAGGGATGCTTCTTGAGGTGCTCGGCCCGAAGGCGGCGCCAGTCGGCGCCGAGGCCACGCGCGGCCGCGCTCGGCCGCCCCTTGTCGAAACGCGCCTTGCGCGCGGCATCGCGCAGCGCCTCGCAAGCACAGCGGGTGCCGTGGGGCACCACGAAGCCGCAGCCGCAGAGGCGAGGCGCGCGCGAGGGCATCAGGCCACCGGCCGGGTCAGCGGGTCGCGGATCGCCACGGCCCCGGCCGCAATCGACGTGCCGCCCGCCTTGGTGAGCGACAGGCGGACATACCGTTTGTGGCCCAGATACCCGAGCCGGTAGGTCGAGGCCGCCGCCAGGGTCGCCGGGGCGTTGGTCTGGATCTCCGCCGCCGCAACATCGGTCCAGCTGGTCGAGCCGTCATCGCTCTCCTGGAGGGTCACGCCGAAGTCGCCCGAGCTGACGATGGCGCCGGTGTTGACCACGAAGCACACGCCCTTGCCGGTGATCAGGTCGATGGCCGCGCCTTGCGCCGCCGCCGACTGGACGGCCGGGGCCAGGGCGGCCACGGCGTCGAGATTGGAATACAGGTCACGCATGGGTCATGCTCCTCAGCTGGTGGCCATCTTGAGCTTGCGGAAGCGCGCCGCCTGCAGGACGCCGCCGCCCACGCGCCGGTTGGCGTGGATGCGGGTCAGGCCGTTGGTGCGCTGGGTGTAGGGATCGACCAGCACGTCGAGGCCGATCCGGTCGAGGATGCGGTAGGCCTGCCAGTCGCCGTAGATGATCGGGAAGGCGTCGGCCGCCACGTCCGGCATGTCGACCATTTCGACCACCGGGCGGCCGAGGATCGTCTCGGGCTGGCCCGCCTGGTAGCTGGGCTGCCAGAGGAAATTGCCCTGCCCATCCTTCAGCTTGCGGATCACGCCCAGGGTCGTGCCGTTCATCGCCCAGGCGCCCCGGTTCCGATAGGTCGCGGGCAGCGCATAGAGGAGCGTGATCAGCTGATCCGCCGAGAGGTTGGTGGCGTGGCCGTTCAGCGTGTGCTGGATTTCGGCGTTGCGCATGAAGCCCTCGGGCTCCAGCGCACCCTCGCCCCAGACGAAGGCCGTCGCCTCTTTCTTCCCGAAATCCTCGGCCAGCGCCGCGCGCACCTCGGCCTCGGCCTGCGGGGCGTCGGCCAGGAGCCGGTTGGAGATATCCACGAAGGTGGCCAGCTCCTTCACGGCGACTTCCTTCTGGCCGAAGGTGATATCGCTGCCGGTGCGGCCCTGCGCCTCGCCCACCCAGCGGGCGTTGGTCAGATCGCCCCGCGTCGGGTAGATCGTCGAGGGCGCGCCGGTGCCGCGCACCGAGGCCACAGAGCGGATCGGGCTGAACTCGACCAGATCGCGGATCACCTCGCTCGACAGCTCGGCCGGGGCCAGGTAGCCACCCTGCGGGTCGCTCGACTGGTTCAGCGCCTTCCTGTCGGTCTCGGGGATCGCGTCACCGAGGCGCAGATAGGCCGCGAAGGCCTTGCGCTCGGCCGTGGCCTCGGCCTTCTTCTCGGTCTCGCCTTCGCCCGGGTTCAGCCGGTTCAGCTTGGTTTCCAGCTTGTCCAGGCGCGCGATCAGCGGGGCCGGGTCGGCCTTCTTCTCGGCCTCGGCCATGCGGGTTTCCACGGCCTTGGTCAGATCCTCGATCGCCTTCGTCACCAGCGCCTCGGGCTCGTCGTCGCCCTTGCGCTCCATGATCATCGCCGCGCCGAGAAGCGCGGACTTGCTCAGGTGTTTCATTCTTTCCTCGTGGAGATCTGCGCGGTTGCGCGTTGCAGTGCAGCGGCGAGGCGCAGCGCGCCAACCGCGTCTTTGGCGGAAGTCACCTTCGCGCCGGGGTGGCAGGGCAGCGTCACGAGTGACGCCTCCATCAGGTCGAGGGCCGTGATCGTCCGTCCCTTGCCGCGACCCGTGGCCTTGCGGGTAATGAAGCCGATCGAGATCCCGCGAACCGCACCGGCCTGCACCAGGGCGCGCACCTCGCGGGCCCGGGGAAGATCTTCGACCAGGAGCTGGCCCTTGAGGTGAAGACCGTCCTCGCGCTCCTCGGCCGTCTCCCAGACGCCCACCGGGTCGTTGGGGTCGTGGCCGAACAGCATAGGGATCGGCATCTTGGCCGAGGCGAAAGCGCCCTTGGTGATCATGTCGCCCACGCGGTCGGGCGTGGCGAAGGGCCATGCCAGGGCGGTGATCGCCCCGGATGCCTCGGCCAGGATCTTGGTTTCGATGATGCTGCGATCCATCAGATCGCCCCCCAATGCGCCGCGCGGTTGCCCGCCATGGCGTCGATCTGCTCTTCCACCCAGCGGGCCGAGCGCAGGAGGCGCAGGACATTGGCCTGCGTGAAGGGCACAGGCTCGCCGCCCTCCTCGATCTCCCAGGCCAAAACGCAGGAGGCGAGGCTGCGAAGGCGGATCTTCTCGCGCGCCGCCGCAGAGACCTTGCCCTCGTCGTCGGCCGCTTCGGCCAGCTCGTCCGTCATGGCGAGGCGGGCGCGGCCCTGCGTGGCGCTGTCCGGCCCAGCCAGGCGCAGGCGGATGCCGGTCTTTGCGCCCGTCACCGGGTCGAAGAGGTCGAACCAGGCGCCCCGGTCCTGGTCGGCCGAATTGGCCTCGATGGCGTCAAGTTGCATTGGCACGGCGTCAAGCTTCATTGGCATCGTCCTCCTGGTCGAGCGCCGGGCCACCGTTGTGGCCGATGGGCGCGGCGCTGATATTCGGGTTCAGGAACTCTTCGCCGCCGTCACGGGGTGGCAGGCCTAGCCAGTGGCGCCCCTCGTTGGGGTTGATCGTGCGGCTGGAGATCAGCGAGTTGATCACGGTGGCTCGGGTCGCCAGATCGGCGCGGGTCAGGTCGTCGCGGTCGAAGCGCAGGACATGGCTGCGGCGCTCGGCATCGCTGAACAGCGCCCGGCGCAGCGCGCCCTCCATGGCCCGCAGCCAGGGCTCCAGGGTGTAGCTCAGGAACTCGCGGCCCTTCTGCTCGCTGTTCGACCAGGTGGCGCGCTCCAGGTCCCCGATCATCGGGCTCGGAATGTTGAAGGCCCGGGCAATCTCCAGGACCTGGAACCGCCGGTTCTCCAGGAACTGGGCATCGGTCGAGTTGAAGGTGAAGGGCTTGAAATCGGCGCCGTCAAAGAGGATCGCCGTCTGGCCGCTCGTGTTCTCGCCCTCGTGGGTGAGCCGCCAGGCCGCCCGCGCCTTCTTGACCGATTCCTCGCCCATGCCCTTGGGGAACAGGAGGGCGCCGGAGGGGCGCGCACCGGAGGTGAAGAGACGCGCCGCGTGGGCATCGAGCGCCCGGGCCGTCGCGATAGCCTCCCGTGCCAGGGACAGCGGGGCGCGGCCGAGCGGCGGCAGAACATGGATCACGTCGCGCGCCGGGATCGGGCGGCCGTGCAGCGTGTAGGACCGCTCGCCGGTGTTCTGGTCCACCTCGAACATGAGGACGCCGTGGCGCCAGCGCACGATCTCGCGCACGTCGCCGCCCACCCGGTTGACCCAGGCCATGCCGCCCGCGTCGGAGGTCAGGGCGTCAACCATGAGCTGCCGGGTCAGCTCGAAGCCCGAGGTCCAGCCGTTGGCCTCGCCGTCGAGGAAGAAGCGCGCCGGGTGCGCGGGAAGGTCAACCTCGGTCGTGCCCTCGATCCGCTTGACCATCACGTCGAGCGAGGCGACGGCTTCCGAGATCAGCTGCACCGCATTGGCAACTGCGGGCACCTGCAAGGCTTCCTGCGTCGTCACGGTCTTCCCCGAAAGCGTCGGCACCGGGGCGCCGATCAGCTCGTAGAAGCTCGCGGCCGTGCTCAGGCTTTTGGCCTCAACGGCGGACGTCCAGGCACGGAAGGACGGGAAAAAGGCAAACGGGTTTCGCATGCCTTAAGGAAGCCCAGCTTCGGCCCCCGCGGTAAGCTGGCAAAACCTTGCAAAATGCAGGAAACCACCGCAAAACCTTGCATCAGCGCTGCCGTCTCCAAGCCAGCAGAGGCCGCCGCTCCGCGAACCAGCGGCCCCCCGGCTTGCTCACCGGCATTCCCAAGGCGGGGTCATTCGCCCACCGCCGCGCAGTATCGACACTCACGCCGAGGCATTGCGCGATCTCCCCCAGGCCCCACAGAGGGCGGTTCGGTTCAAGCACTTCATCGGCCCGCCAGCGATCAATCGGCGGGCGATCAGCGTCTGACGGCAGCGCCCGAACAATCTGACCGCGTTCAACTTTACCCTGCATCATCCCCAACCCTTTCTTATTTCAGTGAAAAACCCTATTTCGGGCAAATCTCGCGCTCGCTACCCCGCGCCGGTCCCCGAGACCGGCGCAAAGTCGAGGACCACCCCCGGGGGCTGCGCGCCGATCCGCGCCTCGGCCTCGACCTCGTAGCGCATCGCCCGCAACCGCCGCTGCATGCTCACCAGATCGCCCTGCGCCTTCACCGTCAGGCCGTCGCACTTGGTGACTGCCCGGATCAGGCCGTACTCGACTGCCTCCAGCAGCGCCGCAATGCGGGCCGCGCTTTCCGTCTTCGTCGTCTTCCTCAGCATCTTCTTCTGCATGGTCTTTCCTCTTCGTTTCTCTCGCTTCAGGCGGGGCCGAGGGCCTCCGCAGGAGGGTGGGGGTTCCCCCCTTTAGGGGGGACCCCCCCACGGGACCCTCGGGGCCTGGAAAGGTGTTCCAGACTAAGGGTTTCGTCGGCGAACCGACGAGAAGGCAAACCTCTACCGTTCGCAGAAACCTGCGTTCCGAGGGTGAGAAGCACGGCCGTTGCTCCTCGCAGTTCGGAGGTCGGTCTCTTGGCGTCGTTGCCTGCTGCCAGCTTCACGGCGTCCAGGGACACGGGAAGCGTTCAAGCGGTCCACCTTGCGTGGAGCGGCCGGGGTCTCGCAGGCCTGTCAGCCTCGGTAGTCGGTCAGCCTCCTTTCAACTGCTCGACGATGCAGCTCGTCACTGGGTCGCCGTCGCTATCAACGCCCAACTGCTCGACGCGCAGGAGAAACTCCTTCTCCAGTCCGCCCTGCATGTCGCGCTGCTTGGTGGTTTTTGCCAGGCGCGTTCCATTGTCGCCCTTGCTCAACTCAATCTCGGTATCGACGGCCGCGCGAAGGCTGGAATGGCCCCTGGCACCGCGCCCGCCGTCCTTCCCGGTGTGATGGATCACCATCACATGGGCCCCGGTCCGTTCCCGGAGGTGGTCCAGGCTCTTCACGAACCCGGCGATATCAGCTGCGGAGTTCTCATCCGCACCAGCCATGACCCGCGCCATCGTATCCACGATGATCAGGCCGAAGGGGCCGTGTTCACAAGCAAGGGACCAAGCGGCCTCTGCCAGCGCAGGAGCATCGGAGTTGCGCCCAGCAAGAGCGATCCCGCCGCGCAACACCTTGAACTTTGCTCTGCGCGCCGCAACGCGGTTGTCAAAGAGGGCGCCGCCCTCGGCCGCGATATAGAGGACCTCAGCCTGCCGAACCCGCTGTCCGCCCCAGGACAGACCGGACTGCACATGGTGTGCCACGTCGATGGCCCAGAAGGTCTTACCGGCGTTCGCGTCGCCATAGACCACACTCAAGGTGCCTCGATCGATCCAGCCTTTCACCAGGTAGTCGCGCTCAAGGTGCGGCTCCAGATCCTCCCCCCACTCGATCCGGTTGAGGAGGGCCTCCGCTCTGGGCGAGATCTTCGGCCGAAACGGGGTCGTGGTCTCGCTACTCATGCGAGCCACCTATGGGCGTAGGCCATGAACGAACGGCGATCAGCGAGTGGCATCGCCTTGAACCCTTGGAGCACATAGGCTTTCCGCTCACGCTTGGTCGCGAGCGCCGCCCAGCATTCGGCCTCCTCCATCACCGTGCGAAACGCGCCGCCCGCATATTCGGGCGTGAGACTGTCCAAGGCTGCGGCCATGATCGGCACCGCTTCCTCCGGGTGGCAGCTGCGGATCGCTCCGATCAGCGCTCTTGCCGCATCGAACCTCTCGCGGTACTCTTGAGTTCTGAAGATCGGCTCTTTGGACTTGACCCCGGTTGCGCCCGCCAGCGCGCCGGGGTTTTCGCTTTCGGCATCCGCGCGACGCATCGAAATCTCGTTGGACAGACGCGGATTTTGTCCTTTGTTTTCAATGCCGCCCCTCGGCGACGTTGGACGGCCAACACCGTTGATTTCATGCGGGAATGCGGCATCCCTACGGGCTGCCACTTCTCCCTGCAAATCGTTGTTTTCGAAGCCGGACCGCAAGGCCCGGCCTGAGCGTTTGGGCTTTCCCTCTCCCGGTGATGAGGCCGCCAATCGGCGCCGGCCGCGCGGGGCCGGCCGCAATCCGGGCCCCGGGGCGCCGTTGTCCGGGCCTGATCGCTCAGAGCCGCAGGGCGCCTGCCAGACGCTCGCTCCAGGTCGCCTGCGGACGGAATCTCTCGTAGCCGGGGATCGACCGGAGCCAGTTCGCAATCCGCTTCTGGTGCGTCCGCCCCTTCATCACGCGTTCACAAAGCGAGAACCTGTCGAAGCCGGTCGCGGCCATCCGCTGCTTCAACTTCGGCTCCTCCTGCGCCAGATGCGCGAATTTGCGGACGTCGAAATCGATCATCACATTGTCGATCTTAATGATTTCGCCGCTGTCCATCAGATCGTTCATGATGTCGCATTCCGATCCCTCGCAATTGAGCTTCATCACCACCAGGTCGTCGGCGGCGATATGGTCGCGAAAGAAGTCCGAGGCCCGGACGAAATCGCAGCGCGTCACGATGGATTTGGTTTCCCCTTCCCGCTTCTTCACGCTGGCGCCCATGTCGTCCAGCCCGTCCGAATGAAACTCGAGCGGTCCGGTAACATTCGAAAGACCGTACTCGATCAGCCTCAGCCTGGGGTCGGAGAACCTGTTGCGGATCACCTCCGCATGCGCCGGAAAGGGCTCGAAGCAATAGACGACATCGAAGCTGTAGAGCGGCTTCAGAACCTCTTCCAGTGACTGCCCGACATGGCCCCCGACATCGAGGAATATCTTTCGCATCGCTCCCCCATTTGGCTGCTCGCGCCGGATCAGGCCCGGCCCGTCGATACCCACCGCCACTAGGAATAGGTTTGTCGCATTTTTCAAGAACCGATGTCGCGGCCGCTGCGGCGGTTCGGGCCGCCAGTCCGCGCCCGGGCCGACCGCCAT